CTTCTGTTGTTGGAAATTTATCACTAAATAGACATGCTCCTTCATAGCAAAAAGAGGCAACTGTCGTGATTTCATCATAGGAATAAGTTGAGATAACTTAATTGAAAAGAGAGGCGTAGTCGTGTCATCACTCGTAAGTCTAACAAAAGCGGGCACTTCAGCAACACCACCAGTAGCGTCGTATGCTAAATCCTGATAACCGACTCTTCCACCAGCAACATTAGCACCAGCAGACCCTAAATTAGTCGCCCAGCGGTCGCCAACCGCCCCTTCCTTAACCATTCCAATATGAGAACGGTGCTCTGGCGTCTGGAATTGTCGCATGAGAGTATGATAGTGACCGAAATCTTCTGTGCTTGAGACCACCTGACCCCCAACCTTTAACTGAACGCTATCAATCATCGCTCCAACACCCGTCGTAAGTGGAAAAAAACACTTATTCTGTCCTGCGGCACAAGTCGCTCCTAACTGAATAAAAGACCCGCCATCTAAAATTCCTGTGCGGGGTATTTGAAAAACTGCTTGAGAATCTGTTATAGTGATAGGGTCTAAAACTTCAGTGTGAATTGTCATGGTATCAATTGAGGGTAGAGGTTGAACCTTCAAAATATCTGGTAAATTACTCATTCTTATATAATCTAATAACATAAATTATATAATTTATTTTAATTTAATTTTACAACCAAGAGAGAATAAGTTATTGAATTATGAAACAACCTGAATTCCCTGTGGTGAGTAAAGTAGTTGATTTTTCACTAAAGCGTAGGTAAAGACTGCGTTAGGACTTGCTCCATCTAAATCACTTCTAACCCGAACGGCATAAGAAACTCCCTTAAATGAGACACCTTCTTGAGAAACATTATCAAGAGCAAGACCGATGGAAAAATTGCGTGAAACACCGTCGCCAGCAAAATCCACACCACCACCAGCAACAGAATCCACAGCAGTTAATTCCTGAACTCTTCCAGAATAGAGTCTTAAATCCTTAGCACCGAATCCCTGAATTAGGGGTTGATTAATTAGGTGATTAAGAGCGTAGAACGGTCTAACAGCATTAAGAGCATTCAATTCCACCTGCGTAGGAGGACGATTTTCCTGTGACTGAGTCTGGACTGATAATTCATAATCAAGTCCTAATTTAAGACCGCCACGTGAGAAATTGACTTTGTCTAAAATACATCTTACACCGTAATCTGTGCCTTTAGTGAGTGGAGGGTTAGCAAATCCATCATGAGAATAGTTATTAGAGTGAGTAGTAGGTAAAAAGTTATGGAACACAGAGAGAACATTAGAAGCAGCAAGATTGAATGTCTGCGTGTTATCACTTGCGTTAATAACTGAGTAGAGTGAATTATAAGCATTATACTCAAAAGCACCATTACCCGCCACCATCATTTTTTCTTGTCCTGCGGCGTCTGGAACAAGCAAATCATACGACAGTGATACATTCTGGAGTTGATAAGAAGCACCCAGACCTGTAGCGGCATCAGCACCCTTAAGAACTTGTTGGTCGCTCGCTAATTCAATAACAAACTGAAGACCCCGCATACCGTTAGTGCCGAGTGGAAGTGCCTTACCTGAATTCATAACACCAGCATAAAACGGAATTGAAAACTTAATTTCATTATTTACTAAATTGTCACTTGATTTCTGGACGGCGGTCATTAGTGATACAGACGACTGATTAGACTGATAATCTTCACTTGAATGAGTAGATGGTAAAAGCGTGGAAATCATTTTACCGTAATTTCTAACTGTCTCAATAGTCTGTCCTGTAGTAGCACTATTAATAGCAAGATTCTGGATTACCGAATTCACACCGATGCGGTCATTTAACTGAATAGTAACTGGGTTAGTGTTATTATCCTTTAATCCATTATTGTTGGGTAGGGCATTAGCAGCAGTCAAAACCTTAAGCGTTCCATTCAATCTAAGTGAAGATGGGCGTAGCAATTTTGCCTGAGCGGCAACGTCAAACGTGATTGTTCCATGTCCTTGTTTAAAACTGTAGGTGTTGTTGGAGGGGTTGTTGAGTGGGAATATTTCCGCTTTCTCAATACTCTCAATATTCATATCCATCTTATATAATCTAATAACATAAATTATATAATTTATTTTAATTAAAAAACTTACAAATCACTCGCCATAACCCCTTGACTTGAAATACTTATTCTGCGGAGGTGGTCTATGTAGTTGTTAAATATCTTGAGTTTAGTAGCAGTGTTCTTGTAATCTATACGGCACGAAAGTGATTGTTCGCTTAAGTCAGCAATCTGGTTATATTTACTAAAAGCACGAGCAATAGCAAAATTCTTAGCAACCTTGTGGAGTGAGCGGGGCATGTTTCCAGCATTTACTAAAGCACCTTCTAATTGGGATAAATGGATTGCTTCAGTCTTATTCTGTTCGGCAACGTCCTGGTTAGCAGTTCCAAAAGCATCAACGACCTGTGAGTAACGGTCAAGTGGGACAGTCTTAACGGGGATTAGTTCTGTTCCATAGACAAACTGATAATTGCGGGCGTCGTCGGGAATTCCTGAAAGTGAGCGTTTATTCAAATCTCTAAAGTCGGCAATAGCAAGTGGTTGGACGAAAACAGACTTAACTCTGCGTTGGGAGCATGGAATCATATTGGAGGTAAGTCCAGCAGCGGTGGATTGATTAAAACGTTGCGTAGCAGTAGTGACAATATCCATTGACACGCCACGGTCACTTGTAGCAGCACTAAGTAATCCATTAACATAAGACTCTGGTGGTTGGACGCTAAGACATAAGTATTCCAAATCACTTAAATGATATGATGGAGCGGAAAATGAGGCAGTTCCAGCACCCACAGCAACATCACCGCTATCAGTGGAGGTGAGGACACCTGACTGAGCGAGAGCACGATTTTCTGCTTTATAAAAGACAACGTCATTTTCAGTGTAACTTCTATCCACACCGCCAAATGGGACAGCGGGGAATGTAGCAAATGACACACCAGCAGCACGTTGAGGGACATAGTAAATTCCTAAATTACCAGCAGCATCGGTAGAATTGTAAAATCCACAAATGACACCAAGTTCAAATTCGGTTTCTGCCTGATTAGCGGCATCAACAGCAACACCATTAATAGTGCGTCCAATAGCAGCACGGACAAAGAGTTTATCACCAATATCAAATGGATTATTAAGATTAGAGGCAGTAGCGGGTAGTTTCAATTGGACGGAAAAAAATGACTGAGTGTAGTCAGTTCCAGTAGCACGGACATCATTTCTGGCGGCGATAGCACCAACGGCGGTTGCCTGTTTTATAGATGTAGCATTCAAAGCACAAGTTCCAGCAAGACCAACATTATCCACAGTGCCGTCTGCCTTTAACTGACCCGCAGACCCAGCAGCAAATTCACAAGCACGGGCAGCATTTTCCATATCCAACTGAATTCTAAGACCCTGTAAAGCAGCAACGGGTATAACCTGCGACCCCTTCATGAGTCCAGTATCTAAGCGGAATTGTAACTGAGGCGAAAGCACCTGACCTGCGGAATTGCGACCACCAACCTGCGAAAGAGCACGAGCACCAGCAGTGGCGTAATCAGCATCGGGCAGAGCAGCGGACGCCCCATAGTAGAGGTTACCAGTAGCACCGCCTAAGTTAGCATCTTCCATAACACCGTCAAAAAGCGAGCGTTTGTGCGAAATTGAATCCTGAGCGGTAAATGGATTTTTCATAGCAACACGGGCGTTATAGTCTTCAAGTGACTCTAAAGTTGTTGAGTTAGTTCCATCTCTCAAGAGCACGTTACGGAATAGAGCATGTGCTCCTGCTTCCTTCTGTGGGCGAATCATTCCAACAGACGGGGCAGACCCAGTAAGACCACTCATAGAAAGATTGAATTTAATGTAAGTCTCACGGGGGTCAGCAAAAGCAATATAACTTGGAATAAGAGCACGACTAATCTCATCGGGTATAACATCACTGACAACGTCGGGTTTGATGGCGATGGATTTACTCGGCACATAAGCAGAATCACTCCCAGTATTCTTAAACATCTTATAATATAATTTACTAAAAAATGTTTTATTCAATAACTTAAAATATTATTGTGGAATATATTGCCCCTTTTTATTCCTTTTTCTCTCACCGTCTCTTGTATTATTACATCTTCTACAAATTACATTTCTAAAATTATCTTCCAATGATTCATCATGTAAGTGGTCTAAACATTTTCCATTAGCAGAAAGACCGCCTGTCAATTCACACCCACATAATTCACAATTTTCACAACTAAAGTAAAAATCATATAATTCACTCATATTCGGGTGCTTAACTCCCCGTCTTTTCCAAATTGCGATTTTTTGTCTTTTATCCCAATCATAGAAATTTTCCTGTCTATAATTTTTTACTCTTGCTAAGCACTCCTCACGGTTATTTTGATAATAATCCTTAACTCTATCCTTAATAACTTCACGGTGATTATGATAGTATTCCTTTGCTCTGTTCTTTAATTCCTCACGGTGATTTCTATAATAAATCTGCGATTTTGTTAAATTTATTTCTTGTTCGTCCATTGCTCTTTTATAAAAAGAGCACAAAAATATTTTTTTTTAAACTCTTTAATTAATTCTTGTCGGGGTTAGGGGTGTCCCCTATTAAAATGCTGACACTGACCCCGCTGAATCCTCAACTGACCCGTCAATATCGGGTAACGCTGATGAAAATTTAGCAGAAATCTGTGCTGGTGTGCGTCCAACTAACACTGGTGCTTTTGGTTTTGTTACGTTATCGGGGTGGAATAAATGATAAATCCCCTCTCCAATTCCAACAAGACCTTGGACTACCGCCGCCGCCTCACCTATAACTGGAATAGCATCTAAACCTACTGATGCTCCTAATTCACCTAACAATCCTCCCCCTGCTTTTTCTGCTAACTGTTCTCCCCCTTCTTCTAAGAGTCCGCCTCCCGCTTCATCGGCGTCTCCCGCTTGAATTTTGTCCTGAATTCCTGTCTGCTTTAATCCTTTTGCTGGATTTATGTCCGCTGGTCCATTCAAATCTGCTCCTCCTTCCAAATCCCCACCGCCCGTGGTTGTGGAATCACCTCCGCTTGTGCGTCCCTCATTAACATTTCCACCTCTACCCGTCGCCGCTTCGGCATCTATTTTTGATTGGACTGATGCTACTGTTCCTGGTTTTGGAATTGATGATAAATCCCCAAAAGCAGACTCTTCGGTTGCTTCTCCATATCCCTCTGGTGCTTCGCCTCCCTGTGCGGCGGGTTCGGGTGCGGTGCGTGGTGCGGGTGATGCTCCCGCTGGTGCTGATGTTGGTTCGCTTGGAAAATTATCTTTTAAAAATTGTAATCTACTTTTAAATCGGTCTCCTACTGCGTCTAATGCCCCTCTACCTGTAAATTCACCTCCAAATCCACTATCGCCTACACCTTCGCCCATTCCTTCCGCTCCTTCGGTCTCGGTTGGTGCTTCTTCGGTCTCGGTTGCTCCTTCTGGTTTTGCTCCTGCGTCATCTACTTCCTGCTGACCGCTCCCATCATCTTCCTCGGCGTCTTCTCGGGTGTCCTCTTCTTTATCAGTGTTAGGTTCTTTATCGTTAGCAACCTTACCCTTAGATTTATTATATAAGTCTTTTAATTTTCCATATACGGCGTGAAATGCCGCCGCCCCGCCTATTTCTTCTCCACCGCCCATTGCTTCATGAGTGTAATGGTCTCGTAATGCTTGGACTTTTTGCTGATAGACCTCTAATTGGTTTGTCGCCGCTTCACTCGCTTGTTCCGCTTGACCTTGTCTATAGTTACTTAAGAAATCATTTGCTCTATCAATATTGTTTGCGTAAGTTTCCGCCATTGTCTATATTTAAGCATTAGAAAATTTAAAAATATCTATTAGAATAAATCCCAAAATCGTTATTGGGTGTGGATAAATGGTTCTGTGTTGCTGGAATTGATTGTTTTACACTTGGAGTCCATCGGCGGGGTGCGGTGGTTCTCTGCTGTTCTGCTAAAATCTTCTTTCTAATCTTTGCTTCTAATTCTTGCTCTTTCTTCAATTCTGCGTTGCGTCGGGTTTCCTCCGCTAATCGTTTTGCTTCATCTTCACGCTTTACCTCATTTTTAAGTTTTTCTAATAATTCATAGTGCTGTAAGAATGTCTCAAAATCATCTTTCTCCGTCTTTTTGGGGGGTGGTTTCTTTTTTTCTTGTTTCATGATTTCTGGTTTTCTTGGTTCTGGTGCGGGTGGTTCGGGTTCAGGGTCGGGCGTCTTATCCAATCCTCCTTTATTCTTAAATTTTCCTAATTTTGCTTGCTGTAATTCTAATCTACGCTCTCTCATTCTTTCTAAATGTGCTTTTTGTTTCTCACTAATCGGTTTCTTTTCCTTTACAACTTTTTCTTGTTTTCTTTCTTTCTTTGGGGGTAAGAATGGGGTCTCACGTTCTACTACAGGAGCAATTATTTCAGGTTCTTCTCTCAACATATCCTCTACAGGTTGGATTTCCAGACTCACTGGTTCGTTATCAAATTTAGGCATTCTATCCATTCTATTATAAATGGATATAATAAAATTTATTTATGAATTCTCGTCATCGGCAAATGGGGGTTTAATACACCCGCCCCCGCTCAATGATTCCATGATATTCTCAGGTGCGGTGTAAATAAGTTTATTAAAATTTTGGAATGCTCTTGGTGGTGACCCCATCAAATCTAAATATAGACTATTATATTTCCCCGTTGTCGCTGACTGTAACAGATTAACAAATTGTTTATAGTTTCCATATCTCATTCCTATCTCTTCATAAATCTTCATCACTTCTCGTGAGTTAGCATTCTTACCCAGAATAGCATATTGAATATTTTGTCTAACTATCGGGGGCACTGCTCTAAATAATTGACTACTATAATATAACAATTTTACTCCATGGTGACGGTAAGAGGCACTAATTCTATATAACAATGACTTAGGTGTCAGGTTAGGAAAACTCAAAAAATCATCAAAAATTATTGCTATTCTTGGTCTGTCTTTTGTTGGAATGCTTAATTGATGGTCTAAGATGCTTTTCAAATGCTTATCGCTATATTCATTGTAAATCGTGTCTTCAAATTGGTCTAACAAAAAACGCCCAGTTATATCGCCTGCGTAAAGCGTGCTTGAATAAAAATAGACCATATCAAATTTATTAGCAAAAAAGTTAGGGTTTAGTAACAGATTAGATATTCTTGTTGTCTTCCCGCTTTTTGTCGGGGCACAATCTAACACACATGCTCCAGTGTTTATGTCGGGTAAATTCGGGTGGAAAGTAACAGTATCTACCTGAGTTGGCGGTTTAACTTCTAAAATCTCCAATTTCTCATCATCATAGGTCGGTGATTCTTCGGTATTTCTTGTCTTCATCTTCTTCTTCTACTATAATATTATTATTATTTTGGTTCATTCTACACTCACTCTCACAACATTTTCCTCTACAATTTACCCTCAGTCTCGCAAGTGCGTTTATAATTGCTATTACTGCTTTTACAATCACGTTTATATTCTTAACTTCCTCACTCATATATATTATATCACTATATAATAAATATGGAATTAAGTGAGTTACCGTGGATAGTTCAAAATAAGATTTATTTTTTTCTTCATCGCTCCTATATGCGTGAAATCCGTGCTGAAATTGATAATTGTCTAATCTTCATTTATTATCGTGAAAATCGTAAATCTCCATATAAATTATCTTGGTGGTATGGTAAAAATTCAAATTATTATCAAGCATTACTTCAATAAATCCTTATCAATTTTCGCCGCTTTCCCACCCATGACTGCTGAATATAATCTTGCTATTCCCCATTGCGTTGCTGATTTAACTTGCGGTCTTACTGACTGCGGGTTGCTTGAAAATGCTCCCCTTCCTTTTTGGACTATCTTTCGTGCGTTATTATATTTTATTCCACTCAATCGGGCAATTTTCGCTACGCTGTTCGCTTGGTCTTTCGGTTGTCCGTGCTTCTTGTTAAATTTATTTTTATATGTCTCTACCATATAATAATAAATTAGATAAGTTTTTTAATTATTTAGATATATCTGCGTGTGCTTTTGCTATTGACATTCCCTTTCTCATTCTCGCCATCATTTTAAGACGGTGTGAGTTGCGTTCCTTACCCTTATAACCCAGTTTATCTAAATGCGTTTTTAAATCCCTTCTCATTTTATCGCTAAATGGACGGCGTTTAACATCGCTACCTTCTGCGGTGCGTTCCCGCTTACCGCCTCTGTCAAAATCTTTGCTTGTCTTTTTGGTCGTGAATGCTTCCTCACCCTTTTTGGTCTTCTCAGGTTGTCCCTTTTTCGGCACTTTAAATGATTGTCCTCCATGCGGTCCATAATGAGTCATGACTTATAATAAGTAATTTAGATTATATTTACTATCCAACAATTTTTAATTTACGCTTTTTTGCGGGTGCTTTCTTTTTTGGTGCTTCTGCTTTCTTCTTTGGTGCGGCGGGTGGTGGGGTGTCATCTTTGCGTTTCATAAAATCTTTAAAAAAATCAAGACTGACTCCATATTTCGCCTTAGGTTGGGGCACAAGCATATCTACTAACTCTCCCTTTCTCATTAGACTTGTCTGTGCTCCTTTTACTCCTCTACTACGGGCAAGTTTGCGTAAATCAACTACCCCCAGTTTATTCAATTCACGTCTCATCACTTCACTCGTTTTCATATTTCCTTCTTTCATCGGCGTCGGGTTAGGATTATATTTATTCTGCGTGGGTTTCGCCCGCTTACCGTCTCGTGTCCTTAACTGAGCGTTCGTCTTATCCACACATGCTTTTTTACCGCTTGCTTGAGTCCAGCACATAATACCTTTTTTGTCTCTTACCATTCTATAAATACAGGTTAGAATAATAATTTTATTTAATTACTTTTTTCTCTCTTGGTTTTACTTTATAAATCAATATACCATATTGCTAAATTACAAAATACAAAATACAAAATACAATATCAATATACCTTTTAAAATTCATTATTAGAGAGAATAAGTTATTTAAGTCCAAATCTTCTTTTATACGATGCTATTGATGCTGCTCGGGTTGTCTTATCCCATAATATATATCTGCTAAGACTTCCTGGGGTCATATACTTAGACCAGTCCTCCCGCTTTCTGTGTCTAATTAGATACGCTTTTTTTCTTGCGTCCCTGTCTGCGGGTGAGTGTAACGTAAAATCTTTTGCTCCCGCCGCCCCAAAATGCGTCGTCTTTATTTTTTTTCCGTTATCATCTGTAAATACCGCCATCAATTTTTTACCTTTACTTGTGCTTTTGCTAATTTTTACTGAAACCATTTAATATAGTAAAATAATAAAATACTTAATCTAAATAAAATAAAATGGTGAAAAAAGAACAAGTTGAACTTGAAGGCGAAAAATTCATGATAAAAAAAGGTGCTCTCAAGCGTCAGTTAGGCGTCCCTCAATCTTACACATTTAAGCGTGCTGAACTCAACAAGATGAAAAAATTGGAAGTTGGCGATTCATTTGAATTTAATGGTAAAACCCGTAAAATGACGGGTCTCCTAAAAAAACGAGTTACTCTTGCTTTAGTCCTCATGCGTGGGTCTAAGTAATTTAGCAACACCTACAACATTTTATCATTATTATACTAAATATACACCCCCCAAAAAACGATAAAGATTCTGTCCCGACTAATTCCCATATTTCATTAACGTCCATTTAGTTTAAGTAAAGACTATATTCCATATTCATCTGTGGCGAATGTAACATTTTTGCCGCTAATTTTTTTTGCTGTCTGCTTTGTGGTGGAATATGCTCTGTAATATATGAATGCCTAAGAATTTGTGTTGATATATTCTTGCCTGTGTGATTCTTAAATATTTTTGTAATCCTCTGTGTCATTGTGTTCTTACTCATAGGATTGTTATACAAGTCATATAACAAAAACTCCCCATCAACTTTATACTTCAAATACTTATCTAAAATAGGTCGTAACTTTTTACCTACTTTAATAACTTGTTGTCCGTAAGATTTATTAGTCTTATAGTCATTGAATATAAAACGCATGGGTTCATTCAAAACTAAGTAATTTAATTCATCATTTTCGGGTTCTTCATCTACTACCCGCATTTCTGCGTAATCATTTCTCAATGGTGGATTGTCAGGGTCAGCACAATATAACGCTAAAATAAACATATTATTAAATAATGTCTTCTCATCATAATTCATATTTTCCTTAGGTAACTCAAAATATTCACAGTTCAATTTTTCTGCTTCAAATACTTTCACGATTTCACCCCATTCCAACCAATTCTTTTTTTGTCTTTCTGTCGCTTGATTAGGATTTTCCTCCTTATCTGCTTTTGCTTCCAAAACATACGTCTCCAAAATCTCATTATATTCATCTTGAATAATACTATATTCCCAATTATTCAATGAGTTAAATGCTTCAAAAACAGTAATTAACTTTCCTAAATAACTACGCCTTGTAACCTGTGAGTAATTTTTTTCTTCAAACCAATCTAAAATTCCCTCTAAATCTAATAAGTAATCAAATTCTTGAATCTCGTGATGTGACCTCGTTCCTAACAAATGTGCCCCTACTTGATTCATGAGTGATATATAATTGCTGATAGTTGTCTCTTTTATGCGGGGTCTAAGTTCTCTAATTTTTGCTTTCAAGTCTTCCCGTGTAATCATATTATATAATATATGATATGATTTTATTAATTCAATTTATTCTTACGACCCCGTAAATTGGACCTGTCTGTCAAGTTGATTCGCTATCATTTTTCCAAAATTTTCAATGCGTTTGTCCTCTCGGCGTTGTGCCGCTTCTTGGGGGTCTTCTCTTATCTTAAATATTGCGGTTGTCTCATTCGTCAAGTCGCTCCCCAGTGACCCATCGGCATTTCTCACTACTACTGTCAATTGATTAATATTGAGTGTGGCGGCGTTGTTAATATTAATCCAGTTCTCGTAAGGTGCGGTATAAACTAACTCACCCGTATTACGGTCACTTGTGAATTCCTGTCGGGGCAAAACTGCTATTGTGTTCGTAATATCACCGTTACCCGCTGAATTGATATTTGTCGCTCCAAGTGCGGCGTCCGCTCTCGCTCCCTCATAAGTTCTAATATTGCTTAGTTCCGCTATTCCTACGTGTAAGGTTGCGTTACCCGCTAAAGTATTAGGGGCATTAGTATTTGTATTATCCCATGGGTATGTTGATGGCGGTGACCCGTTGCTATAATATTGACCTCTGTCATTCGCTCCCGTTGTGAGTGGAATAGCAAAACCAAGGGTCTGTCCTATTGTGCTCGTTCCGCCTCCGCCTGTGCTACGGTTAAACCATAAAAATGCGGTTCTCGGTAAATCGCCTAACATCGCTACGGGTGGCGGGGCATTAAAACTACTCGCTACGTATGGCGTTCCGCCCAATTCTTCGGCATCGGGTTCTTCCATAACTATCTGCGTTGCGGGCGGTGACACTGCGTTAAGTGATGGATTATAATATCCATTACATTCATGTTCCACTGTGGATAAGACAAGGTCTAAAGGAGTTGGATTTTGTGATGTAAAATTTCCGCCTCCTCCCAGTCCCGTTAAAACGGGCGTTCCTGTGGGGTCAGTTACTTCAAAAACATTATTAGCAGTTGCGGTATCGTCGGGTATGAATGTAATGTCTGTTGTTCCGTTTCTTGCTTCCCAGATTGTCTGTGACACTCCTGCGTTCCCGTTAGGGTCGGGTTGCGGTTTCCACCATTCATATCTAAGTAAAACACCTAAATTATCCTGTCGCTCTACTACGTAAGTATAACTATTTGTTAAATCATCGCTTTCATCTACAAAGTTAGTGTATTGGACTGTATTTCCCCCATTAAGGTAAGGTTCGGCGTCTTCTAAATTATAGTGTAAAAATTCGTCGGTTTCTGCGGCGGCGTCAGTTGTTACGAATGGAATGTAAGGAGCAAGTTTCCCCCTAATTGTGGGGTTAGCGGGTAAGGGGGCAAATTGAAAGAAATCCTGACTACTTCCTGTCTGTCTCGGGGCACTTGTAAAAATAACACTCTCAAACAATTGAGTGCTTCCGTTCCAGTCAATAGTTATATCTTGGACTATATTAACACTTGACGGGGCAGATGGGTCAGCGGGGTTAAATGCGGCAATTGTTCCACCTGCTCCAGCAACAAGGGGGGCGTATGTTCCGCCAGCACTTTTTTTCTCAACCTGAATTATCCAGTCACCAGCAGTATTCGCTACAGTTCCCGCCGCTCCTAATCTTTGGACTGCGGTGAAAATAAATCTCAATTCATCATCGTCGGTCGGTGCTACAGAATCTAACCATGTTAAGGGTAAGGTTCTAAATTCTTTCGCCCGTCTCCAACCTGCTCTTCCTGTCGCTCCTGTTGAGTATTCAACTCCGCCTATCTCAACACCGTCCTGACTTGCGGTAAGATTAATATCCGCCATTTGCGGGTCAAAATTATATCCTGACCCATCAGCGGGGGGTCTCGCTCCTACTTTACTCTGTATATTCGCTACACAACCCGTCTGTAAAACCGCCCAGTTTCCTGTCGTCCTATCTTTTTTAAAATTCGCTACAGCATGACTTCCACCATGAGTGATTATTCCACGTCTCATAAAACAATCGTCACCTAATTTTGTCCCTACGTCCAAAAACTTAATTTTACTAAATCCACCTGCGGTATCATTGTTAGTGACTACAGACCCTATTCCTGAGGTGCTCCAGTTACCGCCTTTAGCGTCAAATGTCGCTTGGTCGGGTTGTGTCAATGAAACAGTAAATTGATTTACGGGGTCGGCGGCGGGGTCATTTACAAATGTAACAGTCCATAGAAAATTCTGTTGTTGGTTAGCGGCGTTAAGTGCTCTTGCTACTTCAGTTGCTAAGTCTTCACCCGTATAAACTCCACGATTTAGGACTGCTTGTCTTATAGGACTATCCGCTCCCTGTAAAGTCCCAAATTTAAATTCAAGTGTATTATTCTCAAGAGTAATATCCCATCTCCCACTGTCACGAGTGTGAATAAACTTTTGTAAGCATATCTGTGATTGTGGTCTTATTTCAATTGGTTGTGGAAAGTTGTTGCTATAATAGGCGGCGTTACGCTCCGTCTTACTGTTAGTGGCGATTAAACTCATCTATATTATTTAATCCCTAAAAAAAATATAATTAAATTATATAATGAAAATTGAGTGTGATTGCGTGGAATTAAAAAATCAATATCATGGAAAACAATCTACTGAGTCCTTACATAAGAAAATAGAAAAAGAACAGATAGAAAAAAAAAAATTAATTAAACCTGACACTGTCTTTAAAAATTACAAAAAAGGTAAAAATGACAAAAAAATTAAAACAAGACTCCCTAAATCTGCTAATAAACCCCGCCCCGTATTTGATGATGCTTTCCCCCGCCCTCCAGAGTTAAAATTCTTCTCATAGTGTATATTCCGTTGGAATTCCATATTGCTCCCTCTTCTTTTTAGAAATTGTCCCCTTTACTTGTTGCTCCGCTAAGCATGCTACAATTTCCTCTAAGCAAAATGCTTTGTTGTCATTAATCTTCTTATTAGTCTTACGATTGAAATCCCTCAATGCTTTAGTATGCGAGCATGTCTTTGAAAATCGGTGCTTTTCATTAAAATGTCTCTTTGTCATAAATTTTTTACAACTCGGGCACGCCATATAGCGGGGGTCATCTTTCATGTCACTTGCTTTAGGTCTCGGCGTCATTACTACCGCTTGTGCTTGTCTTTGTGCTTCTACATAAATATAAGATGTCTTCACTTGCGTCTTTAATTTGTGAATTGCTTGGATTGTATTCATCATTGATAAATATAATCCGTCCGTTAGTCGTTGGTCTTCACTAAATCTTAGGTCATCAATTAGGTCAATCATCTTTTCCATTGGATTAATGAATTCATTTGCTCGGTCACTCGTCTCGGCACTCACCCTACTCGGCATATTATAATTAATTCTCAATCCCCTTTTTGCGTTTCAATTTTTTACATTAATAGGCGGTATTTCCATAAGCATTTAAATTAACGTTTTTTTCTTGTGACCCTAAATATTCTATCACTTTATATAGTAATAACCATATCAGTAACTCTATATAGGCAAGTATCCGCTCCATTTATATTATTCAATTACTTTCTTCTCTCTTCATTCTATTTTTAATAGGACATCTAACTATCTATTTTGTATTTTTTATTTTGTATTTTATATATTTGCTACGTCTATTTATTTTATAGAATCAAGAGAGAAATAAGTAATTCATAAATTTTTAGGTTATGGGTCTTCACCCCGCCAACACCGCCGTTTTCGCCTTCGGCGTTCCTATCCCATGGATAAAATATATTTCATAAATTTTAAAAATTGTTTTCAAAAAAGTTTAAAAAAATGACGGTTTTGACGGTGTGGTAACAAATTTATGACTATGACTAAAAATCACTAAAAATAATTGTGACTGATAACGTCTAAAATCGCTAAAAAATCCACCCCACGAAAAATACGGTGTGAAACCGTCATAAATAACTGTTATATTTTTATATTCCATCACAAAATTCCTCTTCATCATCTATTTCCACGTTATCTGGTAACAAATCATTCTCCTCATCTCCAAAAGCGTCTTTCAGTCTCATTCTAATCAATGAATTCCTAATCCTTGTCTCGCCAATTGTCGCATCGGCAATAAAATTTTTACGCAATAAATTATTGTCTTTTATCTGTTGTATAAATTCAGCGGTGCTTACTCTCTTCCCCTTACCCGTCCATATCGCCTTGACTTCCTGAATAGACACTACATCTGTATCATCATTCGTAAATTCATAAGTATCCTTGATAAATTGATATAAGTCATTTCCTAACGCAACGTAATCAATAACTCGTTGTCGCATTTTTGGGGTCTCAAATTCGTTAAGATTTATTCCATATTTCATATTCATTGTCTTAGCATGTTCCATTAGTAAAATTAGAAACGCATTCCAGTTCTCATCTAAATAAACGTCTAAGCGTTCATCTTTCGGGTAAATAAATTTACTTTCGTCCCATAAACTTTTATCGTTAGTAAAATATGATATGAATGGTAAAATGATAATTCTATCTTCTAAACTAATTCCGTCATCATCTAACTTACTCATTTTGTTTGCTTCAATGATAGGTGTATTGTAAATATCGCATCTTGTCTTGTTACTGTATAGCATTCTCGCACTAATAGTTGCTTGTCCCGTCATCAACTTGATTCGGGCAGCGGCAAAAGTGGAATTTTTTGGTGGTTCTCCATAAACTACCGCACGCATTCCGTCTAAGTTCGCCATTGCTACGTTTGCTCCGCCTGATTGCTCCTTACCCATAATGCTACCTACTTCGCCCGTTAAATAAAGTCCCCCTTCATCGCTACGTTCTCCAAGAATCCCCCTAAGTAAATTAGTATTGATTTTGGATTTACCGTTACGTCCCGCACCTACAGCAAAGACAATTTTTTCGGGCATTTTTCCATAAAGACAACTCCACATCACATTTAAATATGTTTTTTTATATTCGGGTATCGGTAATATCTGGTTAATAATTTTCCGCATTTTGGATATATTTTCATCGCTCGGTTTTGTAAAAATTGTATTCGTATGTCTTGTAATCAAGTCTTCCCGTTTTGCTCTACGCAATTTAATTTTGATTAGGTCTAACACCCACCCGTCCCTGAATGGTAATAAGTGAGGCACAACTCCAAATTTTACTTCCTTACCCGTTTGTTCCCTTAGGCATCGGTTAAACATGTCACTTACATTTTTTAGTGTTCGCTCCGCATTAATCAATTGAATAGATGATTGTATTGTCTGTCCCTTCGCATATAAGATTTTCCAGCGGGGGTCTTCATCATCAACTTCTTTCAATTGCTTATCAATAATAACTAAGAGTTTTTGGTAATGAGTTCTTAAAGCATTAAGTATTAAATATTCGCATTTTGTATCGTCTTTATCAAGAATTTTCCAATATTGCGTATTGTCATCTAACACAACGGGGCGTTTTTTGTCGGCGTCCCATAGGACTTTATCGTCTAACAACATCAGTGCTATAACCGCCATTCCATAATTAGTATTATCAAATGCGTCGGGTAACTCTAAATAAAGTTCCCCAAATTCCTTAGGACTACTAAGTTTCGCAAATCCGCAAATCGTTGCTAATCCGCAAGATTGCTTACCACTGTATTTATTCCACCAATATTCAAATGCTTCATTCGTTTCCGCACTTTCGGGGTATTTAGTTGTAACCATTTTTTCACGACAATATTCTTTTAGTTCATGATAGTTACTACACGCAATAACAATGCGGTAATAATCGTCAAAATTATTTTTGTATTTATCTGCTATTAGGTCAAGGCATTTTTTAATGAATTCGGGTTTCGGGCAATTTTGTTCCGCCTCTTCACGTAATTGATTGATAAATTCAGGTTTCTTTGCTTCTGTTTTCAATTTTTTTTGTGTCTTCTCTTTCTTGGATATTAACATTTCTACAAAATCGCTTGGAAATGGAGTCTTGATTTTTGCTACGGTCTTAAAGACTTTGTAACCCGTTTCCTCACCATTAACCATGGAGTATTTAGTCGGTGGAGCAAAGACGCACCCGCCCTCATTCCGTATATCTACGGCGGGTAAGATATTAGTTGTCTGTTTCAAGTTAGCGTCATATAATCCGTAAATATGATAACCTTTTCTTGTCTTGACCGTAAATAGGTCATTGAGTTCAGGATATTTTTTAGTCATCTTACGATATTGTGATTCGTCATCAAAATCAATAACAGTAACCCCGCTAAATCTACCGCATTTTACAACATGAGTCGGTTTCTTTTTATCAAATGTGGATTTACAGTTTTTATTCCAATTTCTACCAAATTTATCAAATGATAAGACTTTACCGTCTTTTTTTTCCTCGCCCTCATCATTCAAATATGTTGTAATAGGTTCATTACCACTATGAATCAAAATCCTCTCTTCTTTTAGTTGTTTAATGAATAGTTCTTCCAATGGAGTCATTTTTATAATAATATATTTCACTTACTTTTTATATTATTATATTATAGAAATAAATATATATAATTTCCAAAAAAATATTAAATAACTTCTTCTGTATATATATATAAATGCCTCGTCCTAAAGGAGCAAAAAATTGTTCTAATTATCATTATGAAATTCACCAACTTACGCCCTCAGGGGAATATTTACATTCAAAATATTTTAGGAGTCAGCAGGAAATATGTGAATTTACGGGATTTTCATTATCATTAATAAATAGATTAGTCGCAGACCCTACTCGCACTCCACGGGATAAATCACGCAATATTCGGGTGTTTAGAGTTCAACGACAAGTTGTAAATGATGATGAAAAAATTAACACCCAAAGCAGTCATAACAGTGACAACGATGAATGAATTAATTGTAATATTTCACTCTTACTTAAATCAAGTGTTTTAATTAACAGTGTAATCGCTTCAATTTTATTCGGGTCGGGTGGTGCTACGTAAGTCTTATGTGGTTGCGTCAAAGTCTCAAATGACCCACAATAATCAATTTCACCGCTATCAGGCACATCGCTACAAATATTTTGTGGTTCTGTTATCTGGTTATCGCCTATTTTTATATTGTAAGCGGTCGGTGTTGGAATATTCTCGCCCTTAATCATCAATATATCCATATCAAGGCGTTTTTTTACTGCTAAATTTACGCCCATATTTAATTCGGTCGGCATTTTCAAATACTTACCCCACATAATATTCAACCAATCGGCGTTATAGGTTCTCTCTTTACCTCGTTTCACTAACCTCCATGCTCTAACAATATCTACAAATAAATCTATATGTTTCTCCTCCACTCCTTTGTCTTTCATTGATAAAAAATGTCTCTTAAATTCCTTCAGTGCTTCACTTCCTCTTTTTTTACTGTTCTGTAATCTCGGTGAAAAACTTTTAGAATCCCAATATACATCTACACAGTCAGCAATAATATTGATTTTTTTCAAATGCTTAATCCATTCCTCATTATCACAATAACAGTAACTCATTATATAAAAAATAAGTAAAATACTTTTTATATTCTAACTCATTAATTATTAATTCCACTCTCCACAATTATGCGGGTCAATCATTATAATATAATCATATTCACAATCCGTTCCTTCGGGTCGTTCAATCCAACTCATTGTTACACGTTCTCCATTGATAGTCGTCTCGCTCCAAACACTCTTAAATTCACCAATACTCCAACAATCAATCTTACCATTAATTTTATGATACTTTTTATCGGTCATGCGTTCAAATATGTCTTCCTTCGTCTTAAGTTCCATAAACCACTTTAGTGATTTTTGCTTATTTTCCTCGCCCCAACTATTAACAAACTCGTGATTAATAGCAACCATACATTTACCCGTTAGAATCAATCGTTCGGCGTTCTTCAAAAATATCTTTAACTTTTTTCTCTTCAAATCATTTTCTTCGGGGGTTATGAAAATTGAATCCAAATCTTCCAAATTTATCGCTTTACCGTTCATTAGAATCTCGGTCATCGTCCAAATCTACTATCCCTTAAATGCGTAAATCCATTTCAATTTTTTACATAAATAAACAAGATTTTTTGTAATAAGTTATTAAATAATGATAAAATATATACAGTAACAGTAATACAGTAAAAAAAAATTAAAAAAATTTTTTCAAATACTTTTACACTTTTACACCTATTTTGTCAAAATCGTCTTTTGTCGTGAATTTTTAATACATTTAAATTCAATAATGTCACTTCCAATCGTCCAAGATACTCTAAATTTTCCCCCATTAATATTCAACTCTTTAATCCATGTTTCACTCATTTCACTATTCATTCCATATTTTTTAGTCCAAGTCTTTCTATCATAATCAATTTTGCGATGAGTCTTAGATAGCATAAAATTTTTCAAATGCTTTTCGGTTGTTTCATTTTCTATCCATGATTTCATATCATAATTAATATCCCTATGGAATTGTCGTGTGTTTTCGTCAAGATTAGGATAAAATTTCAATTCCATAGTTTTTTTAACAACAAAATTACTATAAAGGTTCTTCATCATATCCGTGAGTGCGAGTTCGTGGTGGTTCATCGTTGATTAATTACTAACGCATAAAGGGGGTAAATCCATTTCAATTTTTTGTAAAAAGGGTAAGACTTTTTTATTAAGTAATTGAAAAAATTTTTTGCGATTTAAATCGTGTCCTATTATGTAAAAAATTGATTTAGGATTACCCCCTAAATGCGTTAGTAATTTACTATGAGTCACGCCGTAAGGAATTGTATGCGTCGTCATGCGAGAGCACTTGAAAGCGAAGGAATTGCGGAATGTGCGGAATGTGCGTGTTTAAATGAATCTAATAATTTTATGATAAGATGTCAAAAAAAAGAGATAAAGCAATTGAAAGAGGAAAATGCGAGACTCCATGACTATGTAAGAGATGCGGTCTATTTTATAAATAAAAAAGAAGTTGAAGAGCAAATAGTCCAAGACCACTTATATGACGTAGAGGGAAGGCGTATAAAAGAGATAGAATTTTGTGAAGATGAATGGGAAGAAATCAAAGGAGAATTTACCGAGAAATGTGTAGATATGTTTTATGAATTAATAGAGGAGAAGTTAAAAAGCGAATGG